AACGGGAGATCAGCTCAAGCTCAACCCCCGGTTGCCGAGACTCAACAGCGAGCACCCAAGCGGAAAGGTCAGACACGGCCGAAAGGTCAACGCCACCCCATGCACGGCGATAGCGGAAACGCTTCTCGTCAACCGTTCCGGCGTTCTCATCCCACAAAGGCATAGGCAGCCAACGCGTAGACGAGCGCATACGACGATTGAGAGACAGACGGCAGAACGTAGGGAAGTACGAGGGGGTTGACTTAGCCTTTTCAGCCTCACGACGGAGGTAAGACAGCGAAGGGGAAACACCAAGACCCGGGTTAGCGCGACGCCAAGTCTCCTCAGAGAAAGGGTCCGCGTCCTCAGCAGCCGCCCAAATCACACCGTAGTGACCGGGGTCCTTAACGACACCCTCAGCGACACGACGAGTGTAAGTGTGCTTCTCGTCGTAGATCGAGCCTTCCTCACCCTCGTCAGCCGTCGTGATGAACACGATTAGCGGCTGATCACGGGCACCCGTACCGGTCTCGATAGCGTCAACGAGGTCACGTGACTTGTGAACGTGAACCTCGTCAATGATCGCGCCGGACACGTTCAGTCCGTGGGCAGTCTCAGCGATCTTAGAGAGCGCACGGAAGACACCACCCGTGCGAGGCACCCGGAGAACGTTCCTCAGGATCTCTACGCGCCCACGTACGGCCTTGGAAGTCTCCGCCATACGCTTGGCGTCCTCGTACACGCGCCGAGCCTGCTCAAGGGATCCTGCGGCGGCGTAGACCTCAGCGCCAACCTCACGGTCAGCGAGCAAGAGCGCTAGGCCGATGCCAGAGGAGAGAGTTGACTTACCCGCCTTACGCGGAACCTCAATCCAGACCGAGCGAGTAACGCGAACATCGCGCCCAACCTCGTCGTCATACCAAAGCCACCCGAAGATGGGGAAGACAACCCACACCTTTTGCCAAGTCTGCAACTTGAGCGGCGAGTTACCCCACCGGCCCTTGGTGTGCTTGAACGACTCAATAGCCTTAAGAGCACGGGCCGCGTGAGCAACCGAGAAGTACGCGCCCTCACGCTCGTGAGCCTGGAAAGCGTTAACGAGGGGGCGACGCGCCCAAGCGTCCCTAATCTCCTCGTCCGTCATACCAAGCTCAATCAGAGCGTCATACGGAACGGGAAGCGACGAGGGGTCAAACTCGTCAGTCGAAAACGTCGTCATCCTCTCCCCCAGACTCAGGCGGCGTGATCCTTGCCGCACTAGAGGGGGAAAGGCCAAGCTCACCCGTTAGCGACCGGAAGTGAGACCGGTACTGATTGACAATGGTGATCCACGGGTTTTTGACCATGCCTCGCTCGGTCTCGACCACGAGACCTTGACGGGAAAGCTCACGCTCTGCCTGCCAGATGCGGGCAGCCGTAATGCAATACTCAACAGCCGTCTCACGCTGAGGGTCGGTCAGACCAGCGGACATGACGAGCGCCGGAATAGTGGTTGCCCACACTGAGGCAGCCTTAGCGCGAACGTCCTTATGCCCCTTGCTCCTGCCGGGCATAACCTCGTCCCAATCAGGCTCACGAGGAGCAGACGGAGCGAACGAGGCACCGGGCGACTGTCGGTCAGCGCGGTACGTGCCCTCACGGACGGCTGTCAGGTGAGGCTTGGGCTTGGCACCGGATACGGCCACGCTCAGTCACCTCCGCCAAAACGGTCTGATCAGCCATCGTAGGTTTTTGCCTCCCTGCCGCTCGGTGTGAGGGGTGGGAGGGGGTCACCCCCCAGGGGGTAGGTACTCAGAGTGAAGAATCAGGGTCAGATGCGAACCGTCCGTAAGCGTTCAGCGTCACACTCTGTGCGCCTCGCTCATGAGCCCAACCGCCCGGTTGATGCTTAGCCGTCTCCTTGTTATGGCACGACGTGCACAAGGGTCGTAGGTGCTTAGGGCTGTCAGGGTTCGGATCACCCTTAGCCTCAAGCTCACGACGACTCAACGGATAATGGTCAGCGACAGTCGCAGCCTTAGCGCATAGCAAACACCAAGGATGCTTATAGATGTATGCCTTACGCACACGCTGCCACTTAGTCGTATAGACAGCACCACCACGTGACGCACGATCCTTGTTGGCCTCACGCTTATGGTCAGCGCACCTACCACCTGTAGTTAGCTCAGGGCACCCGGGCACAGAGCATGGGGTACGAGGCTTACTAGGCATGGGCTATCCAGGGGGGTAGGGCATAGAGAGAAGGGGGGATATAGACACGCTCACGAGGGGGTCTATATGAGAAGGGGTGGGGTACTCACACACCCTGATAGGCAGCTACTGAATTCAGTAGTTGACAGATGCTACCCTAGTGTGTATGGCACACAAGGTATGCATCACATGCAAGGAAGACAAAGACCTAGACGCGTTCGCCAAGGACGCCAACCGCAGCGACGGGCACGGCTCACAGTGCAAGGACTGCAAGGCACTCGCTCAGCGAGCAAGGCAAGCAGGCCGGACCAACCCGTACCGTGATGACAAGATCAAGACCACAGCTAAGAAGCTTGGCCTTACCGTCCCTGAGTACGTAGACCTACGCGCTAGCCCCTGCGATATCTGCAACCGTGAGGGCAGCGAGGAAGACCCGAACAGCGTCTATACAGACAAGCAGACGGGCGAGATCAAAGGCGTAGTCTGCAAGGCATGTGCACGCGCCCTAGGGCACTTCAAGTACGACCCTGAGCGTCTACAGCGTGCCGCAATCCTGCTCGCGTAGCAGCTACTGAATTCAGTAGTTGGTCTAAGTGGTAGGTTTCGAACCTACGGCCTCACGGTCCCTAACCGCGCGCTCTGCCTACTGAGCTACACCTAGAAAAGAGCCCCTGCGAGGAATCGAACCCCGAGCCTCCCGATTACGAAACGGACGCTCTACCGATTGAGCTACAAGGGCAACGTACCCGCTGAGGGATTCGAACCCCCACGCACTTCATCCTAAGTGAAGCGGCTTTACCATTTGCCTAAGCGGGCTTAAGGGCTACTAGCTTCCCGTCCCATAGGTGACTAGCCAAGGGGTTAGGGCCGGTGTTCACCCAGGGTGCATATCGTTGGCCAGTCACGGCCTATTGTCTGCACCTGCTGTCACGGCTGGATTCGAACCAACAACCACCGGGGTAACAACCCGATGCTCTGCCATTGAGCTACGCGACATTGCGATAGGACCGGTACACCGACCGGCCGGGGAGTGCATGCCCCGCTTACGCCTATCGCTCCGTGGATCGGGTAGGACTTGAACCTACGACAGTACGGATTAAGAGTCCGCTGTTCTACCAACTGAACTACCGATCCAAAGTGCCGCCCGATGGATTCGAACCACCGACCCCCCGGTTCGTAGCCGGGTGCTCTCTCCACTGAGCTAGAGCGGCAAGCGCTCACGTAGGGCTCAACCCTGGGGAGAGGGAGGGGAGTCACTAAGTGAGCTAACAGGATGCACGGACTCAGACCGCCTATGCGAATGTGTGTGCGCGGTAACCGCGCTTCCTGCTACTTATACTAGAGCGCAAGCACTTCCTAGAGAGCGCAGGGACTTCCCCTCAGCGCAAGGGGCGGGCGGGACGCCACGTGACGAGGTGACACCAATGACGTCACTTTGGGGTTAGCTTTACAAGAGGGGTTCTAGGAGCCTGTATAAGCTGTATTAGGTCTATGTCACTTTGTCACTACGTCACTAGGGAAATAGGGGAAACCGGACATTAACCGGTCTCACCTCTCCCGCTGTCTCCTCGCGCACGCGAAAGCCCCGCCTCAGGCTGACCCGAGACGGGGCTATCTATGTGACGCAGATCACGCAGCTACTAGCCGGGCGGCATCCTCCTTGGGAGCCTTACGCCACTCAATCTCAACCCGGTCCTCAATCGGAACGTACGAGTAGTCAGGGTTACGACCCTTGCCCACCCTCACTTGAGTCAGGAAGTGAGACAGGAACCGGCGCTTCTCGAACACGTCCCACATGGACCACGGGGAGCCTGCCCCAAGCGGGTCACCCTCCTCGTCAACGTCCGCGAGCCATTCAGTCGGCAGCGAGACAACGCCTGCCCGCTGAGCGTTCAACTCCTCAAGCTTGGCAGCGCACTTGTCTTCCCACTCGCGGTACTGCAAGAGCGTTTCACGCCACACGGCAAGCTCATCCTCACCCCGGTACAGACCCGCCTTACGGTCCGCCTGTAGGCCCTTGATGGACTCCTTGACGTGCTTGTGGTGAGCCTCAGTCTCCCGCCGTTCTTCCTCAACCCCCGTGGTGTCCTGCTGAGCCGCAAAGTGCAGAGCAGCAGCAGCCGCCCAACCCCGGTCTTCCATGTCCGTGAGGTCAAGGTTCCTGAGCCGTGCCCACACCCGCCGGGCAACCTCGTTGTCAGCCGCCTCACGGTTGATAGCGAGCCCGCCATGCCCTACCGGGTTGCTGCACATGTAGTTGGGATTGTTGCCCCCGTACGCGCCCATAGAGCCCATAGAGCCCCCACAGAGCCCGCAGGACAGCAGACGCCACCCGCTAAGGAGTGTGGGGGTCTTCTCGACGCTTGAGGGCTTAGCGTCCGGGTTACCCGCCCCGCGCTTGTTCAGCTTGCCTTGCAGCTCAAGCCACCGTGCACCGGTCGTAATGCCCTTGTGGGGTGACATAGGCTGTCCGGCCTCGTCACGGGCAATCACGTTGTACAGCGTGCCCTTAGGGCCGCGAGGCTTGCGCTCGGAAGCGAACCCACCAATAGAGGGGTGAGTGAGGATGGCAAGGACCGTTTGAGCCCGCCAAGGAATGTGGGCATCCTCGCTGCCATTCACACGGCGCTTTTGCATGGACTTGCGGCGGGTCTCGGTCTGACGCATTCCCGGGGAAGGGGTTTTCTGCTCCTCAAGCTTCTTGGCAATGGCGTTAGCCGAGAAGCCCTCAAAGGCCCATTCGATCATCTGTTCTACAACGGGGCTGAATTCCTCGTCCGGCGCAAGCACCGTGACAACGAGCTTGCCCATTTGGACACGCTCAGTCGTCATGCCGTACGGCGGGGCGGACGAGTGCCGACCACCTACCGCGCGGATTTCATCCTTGGCCCCGGAGATACGCCCGGCCTTGATGTCGCTGTCCTGCTTGGCGAGCGCAGCGATAAGGGCAAAGATCGCTTCCCCGACCGGGTTGGACGTGTCAAGGAACGGCTCAAGCACGCTGACAAGGCGTACGCCGTGCTTCTTGAGTTTCTGATCAATGGTCATCGCGTCAAAGGCACCCTTGCGGGTCAGACGAGACAGCTCGTTGATCACGACAACGTCAATCTCACCCCGCTCAACGGCAGCCATCATTGCTTCGTACTCCGGGCGGATCACGGAAGGATCCCACCCGGACCGGCCGATATCTGCGTAACGCTGCGTGACTTCCCAGTTACGGCTAGCAGCCAGAGCCTCACCGGCCGCTAGCTGGGCTTCCGGGGAGGCTTCCGACGCATCCGGCCGAGCCTTGGACTGACGCGCGTACACTGCGACGCGCACCGTGTCAAGCTTGCCGCTCTCGATCGTTGAAACGAATGGTGACATGCCCTCATTGTCGCGTACGCGCATGGTCTCTGACCTGCCCTTTCGTGATCTCTCTGCCTACGTATTTCTTGACCTAGGTATTATCACTTGGACAGTGGTCTAGATGCAACTACCTAGCTGATTCGCTGTGCGTCGTCATGCCCCCAATGATCCATTTCTTTCGTGGCCCCTGCACGTGTTTCCATAAGCGGAACAACTCAATCCGGACAGTCGGGGGGACATGGTGGGCAAGCGCTCAGCGATCAAGGAAATACCGCTTGGGGGGAAGGTTGCATACGGCATGCTCGCTGCCTCCCTCCCCTTGGCGTTCTTCCTGGGGCGTGCGGATCATGACAGCCACGCCAACGAGAAGTCAGTCATACCCGCTGACATAGTGCCCGGTGAATCGTCCACAGAGGGAAGCCCCGGCAGCCATCTGCCCACACCCTCAGCGAGCCACGCCGACGAGCCGTCAGAAGCCCCTGAGAGCCCCATTGCCGACGCGGACGAGCAACCGGCCACAGAGCCCGAGCAAGCCTCCCCTAGCCCCTCTCAGAGCCTCGCTGAGGTCAAGGCCACCGGTACGCCCGGCAAGCCCGTCAAGGCAGAGCACAAGCCCCGCAAGAAGCACAAGCACGCCAAGGCAGGCAAGCCCAAGCAGACGGCTAAGCCCAAGCCCCCCAAGAAGCCGGTCAGGGCCAAGCCCAAGCAGCCGGGCAAGCCCAAGAGCAACAAGGGGCCGCTCACGGCGTTCATTGAGGACACCACCGGAATCAGCATCCCGGACGAACTCAACCCCCTGCACATGTTCCTAGCGCGGGTCAGCGACGCACCCCTAGCCGTCTCGTACGACGAGCACGCCGACACGGTGACCATGGTCGCCACCATCACGGACGAGACGGCCGTTCAGGTGGACGTGTCCGGCGCTGAGGAGTGCTCGCGCAAGGACCCGGCAACCGTCACAGCTCAGACCGTCGACCCTGAGACGCAGGAGCCGACCGGCGAGCCCGTCACGGTCGACGTGACCAACCCGGACAACCTCTCAGGCGCCGGTATTGCGGCAGCCGTTGAGGCCGTACTCACGGACGCAGAAGAGCCCCGGTTGCCGGATACCTCATCCGACTAACCGGGGCCCCGTAGAGTGCCCTTAGAAGCCCCCGGACACCATTTCTGTTCGGGGGCTTCCCCCTACTCCTCTCTCGTCACCCGTGCATGATCAGAAGCCACCCGCCGGAATAGATCATGGTCCGGATTCCAGCCGGTGTGACTCATGCACCACAGTTCAACGGCTTCCGACGAATCCTTAGGGCCGGAAGTCTCTTCGCAGCCGCCCTTGGCGCAGAACGCCTCAAGGATCCAACCACCCTCGTTCACGTGACGGATGGTGTGCTTGACGTACTTGAGAACCGTGCTCATGAGCCACCACCCATAAGCAGGTCGTACAGCGCCACTTGAGCCGCAACCGCTTGATGCAACTTAGGCCACGTCGGCGCAGACACCGTGTGATCGAGACCGTAAGCGTCCCGACCCCACCTCTCCTTGAGCGCGTCCACCGCATAGGGAGACACGGCGTACCAGTGGGGACCGTTGTCCTTGTCCGGCCTTGAGCAGAACGAACCCCACCCCGGAGGTAAAGGCGTTACCGCTGTCACGAGCGCTTGCCCTTGCCCCGGGGTGGGGTGAGAGTCAAGCGACATTCCCAACGCCGTAGCGTTGTCCGCTTGGGTCATTGTTCGATTTTCCTAACTGGCAGTCAGGCCCGGTCTGTTACCAGGCCAGTTGAGCCAGATTACGCCTCAGCTACTCAAGTGTGTAGGTAGTTCGCCCAACGGTCACCGTTGACGCGCCGTTCCTAATCCGCTGGGCAGCGCTCTCGAATTCTGCCGCCCGGTCCGTGGCATCCCGTGCATGCCGCTCCCACAGCGCGGCGCGCCCCTCAAGCTTGGCAAGCAGCTCAGCCGCACTGTCGTAATTCTTGATCTTGGGCGGGGCTATCCCGTGTATCAACTCATCCATGCCGCGAGCGTACCCACCTAGGCAGCGAGACCCGCCCCATGCTCGTACGCGAGGAACAGAGCCGCATCGTCGGGCGCCGGACGGTACCGGCCAGAGGACGGGCACCGGACCCACCTAGCGAGCGCCACAAGGGCGCCTGAGGCAGCGTCACGGGCCACGATGCGGAAACCCTCATACGGCTCCCCCATGGGCGTGAGAAAGCGTTCTACCAACGTTGCTTGGGCCCGCATGATCGGCCCAAGCTCCTCGTTGCTCATGACTATCTCGTGCCCCAGGGACGGCACGCGCAGACAGGGACGCCACCCCAAGCCCTCAGAGCCCCGAACGAGAACCCCCAGCGTCATGCTGACCCTGAACGACGACACCACTACCACCCCACCCGCTGAACCGGAACCTTGTACTCCCATTCTCAGGTACTTAAGAGTTCAAGAAGGGCTACGTAAGGATTGTTCAAGGATCCTTCTTAAGTCGTACAACCCGGGGCCGACGTAAGACCCGTGCACGCTACATAGACCAAAGATAGATGTAGCGCCCATGCATTCTATTCACAAGTTCACAAGGTAGGACAAAGAGAAAGGGCCCTTTCGGGCCCCCTCCTTCACTCCGGGTCTTCCATGAGGATCATCTCTGCTGTGATCCAAGACCTTTCGAGAACTTCCCTCACCATCTTCCGGCGCTCAAGGATCTCGTCAATCTCCATGAGACTCAGCATGATCCGGGCTTCTTCGCTCAGCTCGTCCTTGTTCATGTGAGAACAGTACCACGGAAAGGAGCAACTACTGAATTCAGTAGCTGCCCCCTCGTGTGGCTTAGCTCACTCGCTCGCCTCAGCCTGCCACTCGCGGAACGCCTTCTGTCGGTCCATGATGTCAGCGAACAGCCACAGCGCCTCGTCTTCCGTGAAGATCAGGCCGACCGACCCCCGGACAGCCTCGTCAACGATCATCCGGAAGGACTTGGTTCCGTCCTCGTCCGTGACGATGCTTGATCCAAGGATCCGGTTGACCTTGAACTTGATACGGGGCTCAGCGCCGTTCTCCGGGACGATCTCAGTCACTTCCTGGCTCTCCTCTGTCTCGATCTCCTGCATGGCCGCAAGGGCAGCCTCAGCAGCCTTCTCACACGTCTTGCAGAGCTTGCGCCCACCGGCCTTACGGGCAGCCTCAAGAGCGTCAGCAAGCGACTCGAACGAGTCACCGTCAGCGAACCGGTACCGGGTCAGGCTGCCGCAAGCGTTCTCGGCGTAGTAGGCAACCGCACCGTACCGGTTGGCGTTCTCGGCGCTCTGATTGGAGACGGTGCGCTCAGCGATACCGGCAATGTGGTTCGTGGTCCGGTTGTACTTGATGCTGAACATCTTCCGTCTCCCTATGCGCCGTTTCTTGCTGACGAGGAAGACGCTACACGCGTGCGCTCCCCCGCGCAAGCCAACTACTGAATTCAGTACCTGCCCAGGACCAAAGATAGATGTAGCGCCCATGCATTGAGCCTGAGACCAAAGATAGATGTACGTTCCATGCAAACCACAAGTTCACAAGCTAGGCCAAAGGGAAAGGGCCCCCGCAGGGGCCCCCTCCTTCCTACTTACATCCCGGCCCAGTAGCCGGTACCCATCGCGCCCCAGGACCAGCGGCGACCCGTCCGGGCGTTGGCCGTGAGAAGCATGTCCTCATTGCTGCGGATCTTGTAGGAGCGGATCTCAGCGTTGGCGGCGTCGAACTCGCGGACCTGAGCCCATCCCCCGCGACCCTGCGTCTTGACGGTCACTCGGGCGGTGGTGGTGGCGTTCATTTGGTGTCTCCCTTGTCGCTGTCGTGCTTACGAGTAGAACTCTACGCGTGCGCGCGCGCGAGTGCAAGCCAACTACTGAATTCAGTACCTGCCTTTTTTCGGGCTTGACAGGGTTGACTTCCATGCCCTAACTTTAGTCACGGTGGAAGCCGACCCTAAAAAAAGTCACGTAGGGTAACCAACTCGCCGGCCTCCTGACCCAACGTAATCGCAGCAGGTCAAACGCAGGAAAGCCCCCTCCGAAGAGGGGGCCAACCACCTAGCTCATGTAGAAGTACCGGCCGTAGGACGATCCCCCGTTGTGAATGTTGATGTACTTCCGGCCCCGGTCGTTGGTCACCACGCTGACTGACACCTTGTACCGCTCAGCGTTCGCGATGGTGGCGCGCATCCGGTCCGGGCCGACGATCAACAGGCTTCCGTCGTATCCGCTACGGGTCTGAAAGGTCTGAGTGTCCTTGACGATATCCATGATGTCCCCTCCGTGGAACGCGACCCAACAGCGCGCGTCCGCCAGTGCCATTGCCTCAGTCAGGTAGCCCGTGGTGTGGAACATGAGGCGCTTCCCGTCGCGAACCTGACCGTAGTAGCGACCGCCCGCGATTCGAACCGTGATGCCCATGTCCCACTCCCCTTGCTCGTTCCTGCTGACAAGAAGAACTCTAGACCACGACGCGAGCCCAGCACAAGCCAACTACTGAATTCAGTACCTGCCCCTAGGGACGCTCGTACGTCGTCTCAGGAGTCACGACCCGAGCAATCCCGCTCGCCCGTATCAGCGTCCAACAAGCCGGACACGGCTCCCGAGTGCTGTACAGCGTGGCCCCTAGACGCTCCTCAGGGCTCGTGTGCCGAATCGCGTTGCGCTCCGCATGGTCCGCAATGCAGTTGCTGTAATCGCTGTCCCTGGGGCACTGCTCAGGGGTCAACTGCCCACGAGGGCAAGCCCCTTGAGACTTACAACCCGGAACCCCAGAAGGGGCACCGTTGTACCCGGTCCCCCTCACGTCCCTCTGAGCGTTCACGAGGATTGCCCCCACCTGAGCACGCGTACAGTCCGCGCGAGTGGCTGCCCAAGCAGCACCGGCCAGAAAGTACGGGTCCCAATCGGGTCGGGTCACTTGCGCTCCCCCTCGTCCTCGTACCGAGTGCAGACCGTCACGATGGACGTTCCCGGCACAATCTTGCCGTTCACGATCGTCGTCGTGCTCACAACCTGAGTGTCATAGTCCAGACACTTAGGGCCGTCCTCACACCCGGTCAGCAGCAGGATTGCCGCAACTAGCGTGAGGACAAAGGCAATTCGAGTAGTCATGCTCACTTGTACGGCTCCTCAGGAACGTCCTGTACGCAGCCAGGAGCGGCCACGCGGAGCAGCCTGAGCACACGGGCAGCGAACTCCTGAATCTCCGCGTCAGCGTGGACTGAGTGGCGCTTACCGAGCACGTCACGCCAAGCCCTCAGGTTGCCGGTAACCACCATGTCGACCGGGGCCGCATTCGGCAGAACCGACCGAGCAGCCTCACGGGCTTCCTTGCGCTTGAACCCTCGCGCGGTCAAATCCTCAACAAGGTACTCATACACCCGGAGCGTTCCGGCGTACGCGTTCTTGATGGCAGTCTCAGCCGGGGCACCCTCAGCAGCCGGAGGGATGACCGGGGACGTGTCGGCGTAGTTCACGTACCGCTGAGACACGACGGAGAACGACAAATGCCGGTGACGGGTCAGCTCAGCGAGAAGCGCGCGAGACACATCCTGAACGAGGAACGTCACGGAAGCATGTTCCATGACCGAGTAATGACCCTGACTGATGATGTTAGCCAGATAGTCACGGTTGCGAGCCGTCTTAGGGTTCGGCCGGTCAAAGCTCTTGTAACAGATGCGCCCGGCAGCCTCAGCGAGCGCGTCACCGGCCGTAGCGTCCTCCCCCGGCCTCGTGGCCTCATAGCCGTAAGTCTCGGTCAGCACGTTTGGACGCAAAGCAGTAGTGGCCAGAAGCTGAACGTTCATGATCTCTCCCCATGAGAGGGGCGAGCCAACTACTGAATTCAGTAATTGACCCGCCCCGGTCAGTCGGTCGTTACTTGGTGGTGTCGCCCGCTAGGAACATCGCAACCCCGGTCACATCCTCCGGACTTAGCGGCTCGTCCCATTCGAACCGGTCGAGTAGCGCCCGAGCGGCACGGAACGTATCCGCACGCTCAGCCACATACTCAGCGTCAGTCATACCCTCGTCAGTCTCGGTCAGCGCCACGGGGACACCCGCACACGAACACCCTCAGGGGCCCCGGACCGCGTACCCATACGGGACACACGCTCAGACTCAGAAGCGGCAACCTCAGCCGCTACCTCGTTCAGGTAGGCAGCAAGCTCACGAGCCTCACCCGGAGACAGCTTGGCCCGGTCCCCCGGAACGGCAACGCTGATCAGGTTCGGTTCCTTGTCGTTGGTCCACGCGAGCACCCGCCCGCCGTTCGTGGCCGTAACCGTTGCCTTGGTCTCACGCGTCACGTTGATTGCCATGGTCTCTCCCGAGAGTCGTTCTAGGTTCTTGATGAGGAGTTGGGCCGCTTGGTCCGGGGTCACTTGCTCAGCGCAATGAGCGTTGCGATAAGCGGGACAGCCTCAGCGTGAGGCTTGACCACCGTGGCAACCGTCTCCCCCGCCGGGTCCTTTACGTGCAAGTCCGTGAGCGCGCCATTGCGGATGACCTCAAGGGAACCGCCGTTGCGAGTGGTGTAGGTCTGCATTTTCTCTCCCCTAGAAAGTTGCTGCCCATTGGGCCAAGCTCTGTGCGCTCTTGCTCAGGTTGCAGTCAGCGCACGCCGGTACGACGTTGGCGAGAACATCCCGCCCGCCCCGTGACAGGGGCTTGATGTGGTCCACGTGTTCGGCAGGCGCACCGCAGTAGCAGCAAGCGCCGTGCCATCGTTCGAACAGCTCTGAGCGGCTGTACACCCCCTCAGGGGGCTTGCGCTCTCGTATGCGCCTCGTACGTCCCGCCCGACTCTTACGGGGCCGAGCGGGACGAGGGCGACGTTCCCTCACGCGCTGAACGCTGCAATCCACAGCTCAGCGAAACGGTCCTTGGCGCGCGAGCGAATCGACGTGATCCGGTGAGGAGCAACACCCATCTCAACGGCAAGCTCAGCGTCATTCTCAGTGCCGTAGTAGCCGACCGGGGCGATACCCGTAAGCGCGCTCAGAATGAACCGGTGCTGATCCCCCATCTTCTTGAGGATGTAGTTCACCTTGTCCGTGGTCTTCTTGCGCGCCTCGCTCACGTAGTCGGACGGCTCAAGCAGATCCTCAGGAACACCGGCCGTGTCAGCGATCGTGTCCGCAAGCGTCGCCTCATGCGGCGTACCGTCCCCACCAAGCGGAGCGTCAAGGTAGTCAATGCCCATCCAAGACAGACGAGCCGCGTAAGCCATATCCGCGCTCATCCGGCGCTTACCCATAACCTCAGTCGTCGTGACGAGGAATTCCGCAACGTACGGGTCACCGTCGGCAATGCGGAGCGCCTTTTCAAAGTCAGCGGCAACCGCGCGGGAAACCCCGGGTCGCTGCTCTTCCTTGCGCTCGTCGCTCATGATGCCCTTGAGCGTCTTGTCAACGAACGTGAAGAACTGCGCTACCTCAGTTCCCTTGAACCGGTCGAGAGCTTCCCAAACCGCAATGCGGCCGGTCTGCGCAAGGTCTTCCATGAGCGTGTAATCAGTGCGTCCGCTCGTCGTGGCGTAATGCCGGGCAAGCTGACCAACGCGCTCCTCAGTCTCCTTGATGACTGCCGTAATCGCGTCAAGGTCCTTGTTCTTGGCGTCCGCGATCTGCTGAGCGGTCAGGTTGATCATTTGTTTGTTCCCGTCTGAGTGGGTTGCTTGTGCTCGTTCTTGAGCGCAAGGGCTTCCTCAGACGGGTGGAGAGCGCTAGCTAGCCGTCGTGACTCGGGTCACATCAGTGACAGGGCATGGGCGAACCATGACCGTCTGAGGATGTGCACCGCCGGGGCTAGCGCTTTGCTCCGTCGTTGCAGGACGGAACTTATGCGGGCTCGGAAGATCAACTCAACCGGTCTTCACGGCGTTAGACCCACCATGTCCGGTATGGGTTGTACATCGAATCCAAGGCGAAACAGGGGTGACGACCACGGAAGTAGGGGGAGAGCGACCGCCTACGCCTTTGGGATTACGTGCGTAACGGGCAGGTAACCTTGGTGTCCGTTTTGGGGGTAGCAGGTACTGAATTCAGTAACTGAGTGCTCACGCGACCCCCGAAAACCCTTGAGGGGTAAGGGATGTGACGCAGACTCAGGCACTGTGACGCAGCTCACGTACTGAATTCAGTAGCTGCCTCACGCTGTAACGCTCCGTGGACTGAAACCGGGTGCGGTACACACGGAGCGTTACCTAACGCGTGATTATCGAACGAGCGCTCTAGAAATCAGCGCCGTACAGCGAGCCCCACGAACGCTTGCCGATGCTCGCGCCCTCGTCGCCCGTGTCGATCGGGACGCCGAACAGATCGAACGTCATGCAGCGCTCAAACTCCCGAGCAAGCTCCTTGGCTTCACGCTCGGGAACCGACGCAACCACCTCGTCATGAATCGGAAGACGGAGGTACGGCAGAAGCCCCCGGCTCTCCATTTCGAGAAGCGATTGCCCAAGGCAGTCACGCGCGGCACTCTGAACCTGGTAATTGACCACGGCGTACGTACGGTCACGGTCAAGCGGCAGACGCCGACCCGTAACCGTGGTGGTCACCATCGAATTAGAGAAAGCCTCACGCTGCCAACGAGACGCAGCGCGCTTGATCTCCGGATAGACCCGGTGATACTTCCGCTGTGCCGCCGCAACGTCATCAATGTTCGCGCCGGTCTGCCGGGCAATCGTCGCCGGACCACCACCGTAGACAGTGCCGAAACCGACACCCTTACAGATCTTCCGGTGAGCCTTAGTGAACCCCGGACCGTAGACGAGACCGGCCGTGAAGTCGTGCAGATCCTGCCCGGTCTGAATAGCGTGTTTCATCTGCTTCACGTCAGCGAGAGCCGCAAGAACACGCATCTCAACCGCAGCAAAGTCAATGGACACCATGACGTGACCCTCGTCCGCGAGCATGCAACGCCGGATCATCTGATCAGACGAGGGCAGCGTTTGCAGCGCCGGACGCGTAATCGACATACGCCCCGTACGGGCTTGCAGAGAGTTGATGAACGGGTGAATGCGCCCCTTGGCGTCCACGGTCTCAAGGAACGTCTTGGCGTACGTCTCACGCCACTTACCCGACCGCTTAGCCCTCAACACGGCGTCCGCGAGCGGATTGGGCCGACGAGACTCAAGCGGATCCCACTGTAGGGACATGTCCGCAAGCGCCAAGAGAACAGCCTTGTCAACCTTGAGGTTGCCGGAAGCCGTACGCTCCGTCAGCGTCTCCCCCATGGCAAGCAGAGCCTCAGAGATTTGGTTAGTGCTGTTGACGTTCTCGACGCCATACCGAGCAGCCTTAACCGCGTAGAGGGCAGCTTCCTCCCCAAGACGAGCCTCAAGAGAGCGCGTGTAATCCTCGTCAAGCACCATGCCCGTTCGCTGCATGTGGGCGCAGATACGCGCTAGTTCATGCTCGTACTGAACGAGACGAGGACGCACCCCATACCGCTCAAGCTCATGCTGTAGCACCGGCTCAAGACGAGCCGTGAGGATCACATCAAGTGCCGCGTAGAGATTGTAAGTTGGGTGGTCCAAGTCGATACGCGCGAACCCCGTAGCCTTGGTCAGACCAAGCGACCGGAACACGGCCGTAAGGTCCCCCTGAGTGTCCGGCGCAGACGGGTCAAGGTAGTGCCCCGAAAGAGGCTTGAGGCCCGTCCCAATGCCGCCCTCTTGAGGCTGACGAGGATCAACGAGGGTAGCCAGGATCTTGGTATCCGTCGTACGAGGGGCAAGCCACTCAAGCGGTACCCCCGCATGCTCGTCCAACACGAGCCAATCAAACGGGGCGTTGTGAATCAGTAGACGCTTGATGCGACGGAGAGCCCAAAGGACAACCTCAACGAACGCGCCCCCACGCTCCCAGTGAATGACCCAACCCGTGAGCGCATCCCCGAACTGCACCGTACGCAGACGGTAGCCGTCCGAATAGATGTCAAGCCCCGTGGTCTCCGTGTCCAGCGCGATAGGACCACGGCCGTTCGCACCCTCAAGCCAACGCTTGAAGTCGTCCAAGTCACCGGCAGTCTCAGGAATCTTGGCGTAGACCGTGGACCCGTTGATTTCGTGCATGTACGTGCGCATGTCTCTCCCCTAACGCAAGAGGGGCCAACTACTGAATTCAGTAGCTGACCCCTCAGGGTGTGTTCAGTTGTTGCTAGTCGTTGCCGAAGATGCCCGGTCCGGCCGGTTCCTCGTCATGGTGGGCCGGACGGATTCCGAACAACGTGATACCCGTGTTCAGCTTCCGGCGAGAAACGCCCCGCTCCTCAAGAGCCCGGTAGAACGTCTGACGACGCCACCGCTCCTTTTGCGGAAGGTTCTCAGCCTCGCACCAATCGAGATACATGCTGAACGCCTCGTTCCCAAGGATGCGGTCAGCGTCGTCCCCCGTGTGCTCGATCACGCCGGGCATGAACCCCTGCAACGCGTCGGCAGTCTCGCGGAACTCCTTGGTGGCGTTCTTCACCGCATCCGGATCCTTAAGACCCTCACGGAACCACTCAACCGCCCCACGAACCGCCCAAGCCACAATGCCCGCAGACTCCGCAAGGAGCTTGTCAGCAAGCGCGTAGTCACGCTCGTTCTCCGCAAAGTAGCGGTTGAAAGGGATCATCTTGACGCGTCGCCAAAGCCCCTCATCCTGACCACGGAAATTGGGCTTGTGGTTGGTCGCAAGCATGATGAGGAACGTAGGCGAGAAGGTAAAGAACTCCTTGTTCAGGAACCGGGCAGTGACCTTGTCCTTACCCGTCACCCGCTTGAGGACAGCCTCAGACATGGGCCGACCCGAGTCACCCTCAGAAGCCATCACAAGACGCGAACCCCTCAGCGCGGCAATGTCGTTGGGGATCCCACCCGCGCCCTTGTCCTCAAACGTGCTGAACGGCGTTGTCTTGGTGATACCACCGAATACCTCAGTGCACGTGTCCGTGAACACCGACTTGCCGTTAGCACCCGAACCGTGCAGCACCGCAAAGCACTGTTCCGACACGTTGCCCGTGATGCCGTAGCCAACGAGACGCCGAATGTAAGCGGGCATCTCAGGAAGCCCCGGCATGATCTCAGTCAGGAACTGTTCCCAACGAGGAGCCTTAGCCTCAGGGTCAAACTCAATCGGCAGATAGACCGTGAGCATGTCTCGCTTGTCATGCGCCCGGAGTTCACCCGTGCGGAGTTCAACCGTGCCGTTCTCGAAACTCAGGAGATCAGGCCGGTTGTCGAACTCCTCGGCGTCCACCTGAACAGACGGAACCGCCTTAAGCTCACGAATCAGCGCGTCAATGCTCCGCGTGTTCATGAAATGCGCAGCGATCTTAAGCGTGTGCTCACCGGCGTTCGGATTGGTACGCGCTGCAATCGACAGAGACGCGCCCATGAAATGGATGAGCTGACGCACCTTGTCAGCGTCGTTGTGCCAAACCTTGCCATCCCACACATAGAACCCAAGCCCCTTGGCGAACTTGATGGTTCCTCCCGTGAACGCCACGAGCGCGTGAGCGGCAAGCACATCCGACGTGCCGTAACGCTCACTGAACTCAGAAATCAGTTCAACAGCTCGTGTAGCCGTAGTGGCATCCGGCACAAGCGCGCCGGTAGCAGCGTCCACAAGTAGACCTTTCGTCTCAGAGTAGGGCTCAGCACGCTTTACGGCAGTGTGCAGAGCAGCGGGGAAACCTTCCCGATTGGCCTCACGCCAGTCAGTCAAGTCCCAACCGTCCGTGGGGATTTGGAGCGTGTAGACCGTGATCCCATGCTTAGAGAGACCCGCACTCAGACGCTTGGTGAACCCCATACCGGCCGAGTCGTTGTCACCGGCCACGATCACTTG